CGCCTTCGCGGTCTGGAACCCGGCCTCATCGGTGATGACCGACACGACAAAATCGTGGATAGCCCCGTCCCCGGTTTTGTCGGACGCGTCGCGCGCGTCCTCCGGGCCAAGGCTCACGTAAGTTCCAGTCGTCGTGCCAGGCGGAACCGCGTCATAAATTGCGTCGCCGACAAGCCCGTCGAGCACCGGATCATCTTGCAAGCATTGATAAATCGCGGCCTGAAGCGCCGCACCGACCGCATAGCTCATGCCACGACCTCCTCGCGCGTGAAACAGGTCAGGTAGTGGCCACGCATGTCGTGTTCCGCCACCGCGAGAATGCGAAAGATCCGCGTCCCGTCCCGAAACCTTTGCTCAGGGCGCGGGCGGCGTGGGGACCCCTCCGGAGCAGCCCTAAGCACGATCCGGAACGGGACCGACGCCAGCGTCACGAACTCGCCAGCGCGCTCCACCCCGGTCCCGGGCGTCACCTGAGCCCACACCTCGCCAAGCGCCTGCCAATCGAGCGAATAGCCGCCCGCCCCATCCGGCATCCGCTGCGCCTCTTCCAGGACCAGACGGCGATTGAGAACGGGCGCTGTCATGACCGGCCCCCGATCACGCGCACCGTGCGCCAACGTTCGATCAGCGCCATCACGCCGAAGGGCATCGCGCCTGCATCGCCGACGTTGTCATGGCGCTGCTCGAAATATTGCGCGGCCAACAGGAAAACCGCCTGTGCCAGATCCACCGGGACCTCAGACCAGCTCGCCCCAAACCCCGCAGTGAACGCGATCTCAACACGCCCTCCGACCGGAATGCCCGGCAGCAGCCCCGTGGCCGAGGCCAGCCGGGGCCGTGCCATGTCGCGCACCAGCTGATAGCGCGACGGATCGACCACATCGCGCGTCTCGTCGCGTGCGATCATCGTCACACCGCCGACAATGCTCACCGGCGATACCGGTAGCGGTTGCGCCGCATCGCCGCGCCAGTCGTCCAGCGCCAGCAGAAAATCGCGCGATAGCAAAACCTTGCTCGTGCGCCCTTCGATTGCGGCAATCGCAGCCCTCAGATAGGCTTCCAGCGCCACATCCTCCGCCCCGACATCGGCAAAACCGGTGCCAAGCCGCAGATGGTCCCGAAACTCGGCCAGCGGCAGTGCCTCGGAGGCAATCGCCGTTATTTCTTTCAGCATCATGGAATTACTCCGAAATTCGCAGTTTACCCGGCGCGCTCCTGGCGCAGTCTCGGGCAGTTCGGACGCAGGCCCGCCCGCCGCCGCTCGGACGGAGGGAGCAGCTAGGCGACGACAGCCAAACCCGCGTCCGCCTGATCAAGGGAACCCCCCTCGTCAGAGGCCGGGGTCACCCCCGGCCCGCTTCACCCCCCTTACGAGGCGGCGAATTTCAGCAGCTTGATCGCGGCAAAGTCACTCACATCGCCGCCCACGCGCTTGGACGCATAGAAGAGGACGTGCGGCTTGGCCGAGAAGGGATCGCGGAGAACGCGCAGATCCGGACGCTCGGCGATGGTGTAGCCCGAGGCGAAGTCACCGAAGGCAATCGCGGTTGCGCCCGAAGCGATATCCGGCATGTCCTCGGCGATCAGTACCGGATAGCCCATCAGACGCGCGGGCTCGCCCGCTTGCAGACCGTCGGTCCACAGGAAGCGGCCATCGGCATCCTTCATCTTGCGCACAGCGCCTGCGGTCTTCGAATTCATCACGAAAGCCGCGTTCGCGCGGTATTCCGCCTCCAGCGCATAGACCAGATCGACAATCGCGTCAGCCGGGTTCGAGGCCGAAAAATCGCCATCCGCGCCGGTTGCGACATAGCCAAGCGAGCCCCAGGCCCAAGCGTCATTCGCCACGTTCGAATGGGTCAGGAAGCCGGTCGGCTTGTCGATGCCATCGCCATTGACGAAGGCAGCAGCCTCGGCACGCGCGAATTTCTCGGCGATACGGGTCGCAAGCCAGGTCTCGACATCGAACGCGCTGTCGTCGAGCAGACGCTGCGAGGCTTTCGGCATCGCAGCCAGCTCGTAAAGCGGAATCGAGATACGGTCGATCTGGGGCGTCGCGGTCTCGGTCAGCGAGGCGGTTTCGGTCGCCCAGCCCGAGCCCAGCTCCGAGTGGTCCACCAGCACATCGAACGAGGTGGCTTCGACATTCACCACATTGGCGATCGAACGGATCGAAGCGGTCGATTTCAGCACGCCTCGGATGGTCTCCGAGGTTTGCGGATCAACCAGGTAGCCGCCCTCGGCGGACACGGCGGTGTTGAGCGCCTTGCCCTCAAGCGAGAGGCCACGCAGCGCGTCGTCATCGCCCGAGCGCAGGTAAGCGGCAAAGGCTTTCTGATGCGGCGCCTCTTCGGTGGCAGCAGCGGAAAGGGCGGGACGCCCGGCGGTCATGGTCTTGGTCTGCATCATGGTCAAACGTTCTTCCTGTTGTTCGAACTTGGATTTAACTTCACCCTGAAAGTCTTTGATTTCCTTCAGGAACCCGGCCAGCGCGGTTTTCACCTCAGCCGCCGGGTCCGGGCCTTCGGACATACCCGTCCCGGCCCGAGCCTTGGTCTCGGTCTGCATCGTCACTCCATCTCCATGGGTCAGTCTGGGCCGCGCCACTCAGCGGGCGGCCAGTTCCGCGGTGGCACCTCGCAGCACCTCCGCCAGCTTGCGCCAGTTCGCCGCCTCAAGGCTTTCCCCCTTGGCTGCGACCCGCGCCTCTCGAAGCATCGGGAAGGTCACCAGCGACACTTCCCAAAGCTCCAGTTCCGCAAGAAGCCGCTGGCCTTTTGCGTTCTTCTCGGCGGCCACGGTGCGGTAGCCGATCGACAAACCGTCAATCGCCCCCGCCTCGATCAGCGCCGCCGCTTCGCGTGCACGTGCCACGTCAGGCAGCAATCGCCCTTTGACGTAGAGCCCGCGCTTATCCTCGTGAATCTCGTCCCAGATGCCGATCGGCTGGGCCGGATCGTGCTGCCAAAGCAGCTTGACAGAGCCGCCCCGCGCCTTGATCCGCTCAAGGCTCTTGGCATAGGCGCCCGGCAGCACCACATCGCCGCCCTGATCGGGCAGGCCGAACAAGCTCGCATAGCCCTCGATCACGCGTCCCTCGGTTAGCTTAACCTGCGCCTCCTGCGCGCAGAACTTCAACTCAAGGCCGTAGTCATTTGTAATCATGTGAAATTCCCTATCTAGGCGCGTATTCAAGAACGCCTTGCACCGCCTGAGTCAGGATCACGGCAACCACGCCGTAAACCGTCATCCAGAGGCGCCGCTCAAGCCCCTCCATCATCGTCTCGATCCGGCCCAGCCGCTTCTCGACCTGCCCGAATTGCAGCTCCATGATCTTCTCCGTCTGCTCGAAACGCTGTTCGTGAACCTCGAACGGTTCCTTGAGAAAGCGCGACCCGCCCGTGCTCATCTCAGCCCTCCGAGATCGGCGGCAGCCCCAGCAGCACCCGTTTCTCCGCGTCGCTCAGGAAGCTTGCCTCGCCCACGCGCTTCCACTGCTGGTCACGTTCCGCAGCAAGCGCCGGGATCTGGTCCAGATCGGGCCGCAACTCGATTGCCTCACCCAGATGCGTGGACAGCCACCACGCCACTGCCGCCGACACACGCGTCGCCAGCGGCAGCACCGTCAGGCGATAGAATGCGCGGTGGGCCTCTGCGTAGTTGGCGTAGGTGGCGTCGCCCGGAATACCCAAGAGCATCGGCGGCACGCCGAAGGCCACCGCGATCTCGCGGGCCGCCGCCGCCTTGGTCTGGTGAAACTCCATATCCGAGGGGCTGAACCCCATTGGCTTCCAGTCGAGACCACCCTCCAGCAACATCGGACGCCCGGCATTGCGCGCGCCCTGATGGTGGGTCTCCATTTCGAACACGAGCCGGTCATACTGATCCGGGCTCAGCGAACCCTGACCGTCCGCGCCCTTATAGACGATTGCCCCGGAGGGACGCGCCGCGTTGTCCAGAAGCGCTTTCGACCATGCGCTGGCCGAATTATGCACATCCATCGCCGTCGCCGCCGCCTGCATCGGCGACAGCCCGTAATGGTCGTCCTGCGGGTGGAAACTCTTGATGTGGCAGATCGGGTCGGGATGCCCGGTCATGTCGAACCGATGCTTGCGTCCGCCCACCGTGTAGTCATAGGCGACCGGCCAGCCATCCGCGCCGGGCACGATGCTCATCCGATCCGAACGCAGGACGTGCAGTTCTTTCGGCAGACCCGCCTCCGGTGCAACCGCCTCCAGATAGCCGTCGCCCGACAGCAGAAGCTGCCCATAAAGTGCCTCGAACAGCTCCGCGCGCCCCTGACCCGGATTGGGCCGCCGGATCAGCTCGATCAGCGGGTGCGTCTCGTAGCGGCGTTCACGATCCTGACAGACCAGAGGCACCGCTGCTGCCGCCTCTGCAATTAGCTTCACACAGCGAAAGCCCACCGGGTTGCCGGTGAAGCCAGTCCGCGTCAGGCTTCCAGTGTCGCGCGGGCTCCAGACGACGCGGCCCGACCCGCTCGCCATCGCAACGATCCGCCCGGTCTTGGAGGCCTTC